GCGATGAGGAACAGGCCGCTGCAGCGTCAGAGGCTGAGGCGTCCGAACACGAAATTGTTGATCCTGACGATATTCAGCTTGCGATGATTCTGGCTTTCCTCTGCGACGGACTCCCCAAACATTAATTCGCCCAGGATTAAAAATGGATGTAGTGATTAACGGTGTGACATACACACCGAACGGACAAATAAGTTCTAAAATCGGCATCGCCATTACCACTCACAATCGACCTGACACGCTGGTAAAAGCCCTTGAGAATCACCTGAGATTTCTTCCAGCCGGGGCGAAAATCTTTGTGGTGGATGACGGGTCAGCAATGCCAGCTGTTGCGCCGCCAGGAGTGGAAATTGTTCGTTTCAGTTCCTCTCGCGGTATCGTGCAGGCGAAGAACGCCTGTCTGCGTCTTCTTATTTCTTCCGGTTGCGAAGAGCTGTTTTTGTTTGACGATGACGCATGGCCAATCGCTAAAGAGTGGGAACAGCCCTACATCCATTCACCTGAACCCCATTTGTCCTATCAGTTTCTGGATGTCTCAACAAACCAAAAGCTGAGGGATATGGCCGTTTTGTACTCCGACGATAAACATATTGCCTATACAGGGCAACGTGGCGTCATGCTGTATTACCATATCAGCGCTATTAAGACGGTCGGAGGTTTTGACCCAATTTATCAGCGTGGCATGTATGAACATTCTGATCTGGCATTACGCATTTACCACAACGGGCTGACCAGCTGGGCATTCGCTGATGTTACCGGTTCTGAACGCCTCATTTACTCACTTGATGAGCATATGAGCATAAGCCGAAGCGTAATCCGTGCTGAGCGTGAGATTCAGGTTCGTCGGAACGTGGTCATTCATAACCAGCGTCGGGCGCTTGAATATAAGGGTTTCGTGAATCTCTGGGAGGGATATAACGCGGTTATCACCTCCTTTTTAACATCTCAGCCTGATCCCCAGCGTGGGAACCGTCTCAAGCCGGACAGTGAAGCGCTTTCAGCCTGGGCGAAGTCGATCAAGGGTGCAAAGGCCATCATCATTTCAGACCAGTTAAATGAACCCCCGAAAGACGCCATCCTGTTTCCGGTTCAACCGACGAAAATGAACCCTTATTTCCTGCGATGGTTTCACGTCTGGCAGTTTCTGCGCGATCACCCTGAGATCGAGAATGTCTGGTGTACAGATGGAACTGATGTGGAAATGCTGTCGGAACCGTGGGAAGACATGGAAGCCGGAAAAATCTATGTCGGGTCTGAACCAAAAACTTATGCCGATAACTGGACGCTTCAACAGCATCCCGAACCGGTCTATCAGGAATTTATCAAAGAACATCGCCATGACCTCATGTTTAACGCCGGTTTATTAGGCGGTTCGCGTGAAGACGTCATGATGTTTGCCCATTCGATTCTTCGGATTTTTTCACACACTGAATCTCTGAATTTCTGGGATAAGCGTAAACGTACAGCTGTGGGCGACATGATCGCGTTTGGGATGGTGTGTTATCGGCACATCGATCAGATTGTTACCGGCCCTCAGGTTCACACGGTATTCAAAACGAATGGCATTGGAAGGGAGTTCGCATTTTGGAAACACAAATAAGTTTTTGTGTTGTGGCACACCACACCCGCCGCGAATTCGCTGAAAAGCTCTCTTATCCCTTAGACGCCACAATATTTATCGATGAAGGCAATCATGGCAGTAACTGGAACCATCGTCGCGCGCTGGAATGGGCAAGCCAGCAATCGAACAGAGTGGTGATTCTGGAAGATGACGCGATTCCTGTTGAAGGCTTCGCTTATCTTGCCGGTGAATGGCTCACCCGTTTTCCGAAACACATAGTCAGCTTCTATCTGGGCACCGGCAGGCCACCACAAAAGCAACTAGAAATCGCCATGCGACTCATCGACTCCGATAAGCATCGGACAGATTACATTACCCTGAAGCGGCTGATTCATGGCGTCTGTTATTCCATTCCGCCTCACCATATTGAGCGGATCCTCAATGTCTGGAATCAAAGTAAAGGCGCTGATTACGCCATCAGCGATGGCTATATTGGCAATGTTATTTATCCCTGTTATTCGCTCGTCGATCACGGTGATTTGCCTGTTGTCGAATTCCACCCTGACAGAAAAGCCCGAACAGAACGCCGTCATGCCTGGCGACTATGTAAGGAGGGCGAACGATGGGCAGGCTCACAACACTGAAGCCCAGACTGAAGAACCTTAATCCACACCGGCTGAAGGCCATGACGGTTTCCGATCGCCGGATTACAGGTGGAACGCTTCAGAAACGACGCTTAATGATGTGGACCAAAGATCCACGTTGCGCAATGTGCGGACGGCTAACCGAATATCCTCACGGCTTTGAACTCGATCATATCGTTCCGCTTTATCAGGGTGGAGAAGACGTGATGGAAAACACACAGATTCTTTGTTGTGGTGAGGACGGTTGCCATAAAACGAAGACAAAAAGCGACATGAAGCGGTGAGAGAATGATTATCTCGAATATGTCACGAATTTTTGGTTCCGGGAGTTTTCGATTAGCTGGTGACAGAACGCATCGTTCGACGGTTGGAAAAGACGGTTCATCATCTGGAACTGTACCGCCAGCACCGAATCTTTCACCTATCGATTTAACCGCTGGCTCACTTGATTCACGCGTGACTTACAGCGGTCCCGCGCATACGTTTATCAACAGCAACGGCAATCTCATTACCAGTTCAGTAAATGAATGGCCGCTTGAATATGCGAATGGTGTGGCTATAGGTCGTCATGAACCAGAACACGCCGCCACCAACTTTCAGCCTGATTCAGCGTTTGCCAGCATCAGTGAAACTCAGGAAGGACAAAATACTGTCTGGATCGCGTCTCAGTCCGCCTCGATTACAGTGACACCATCTGATGACGGCAGTTTCTTTGCGATGGAAGTGGGTAAATTTGGCTGGTCACATACCGGTGTTTACTCATTAGTTACCAATACATTCATTCTTTCAGACAGTGAATCCCCAATCGGTGAGGACTGGACACTAACCACTCGCACCTTCACCAATGGCGCTCTCGCGGTACTTCGTTTTTATATTGCCCGTGTTAATGCAACAAATTACCTCTATGGCCTGGAGCCTGAATTAGCAGCTGGTGATTATGTGGCGTCAGTCTGGCGAAAAGAGGGCGGTGATACTCTTACTGCCCGCGCGGCACAAATCGAAGCAGGGACAGTATCAACATCACCCATTTTCAACGGTGTTAGTGAGCAGAACAGCCGCGCGGCGTCTTCGGTTGTTGTGACGAATCCGGGAGGCGCGACAGGTATCGTCATTCATTATTCAGACGGGACCACGGCAACCGCAAGTTTCACGAATAACTCAGCTTCCGTTCCGCTTGCTTCTCTTCCCTGGGGAACACGCTACATCACTCAAATCACCTATTCGAGTTAAGAGGCTATATGTCGACTGCAATTGACCTCACAACAGATGCTGTTCAGGTTACTGACGGTTCAACCGGCGCTCACATCACCTGGTTGGGTGGAACGGTGATGTATGCAGATTCACAGGATAGCGCGGCATGGCACCAGCTTTATACAAGCACGATGCTTGAGGTTCGTCCGCCACTGGTCATCTATCTGAAGGCTAAACTCGCTGGTGGCGCTCAGGTCGTGGTAACTACCTGGAGCGAGTCATAGTTTCAACCCAATTGTTTAAAGGGGTTTAAGATGATGTCAGATAAATTTGGTACGCATGGGATTACGCGGTATAGCCTCGCTGAGTGGACAAAAATTCTCATGAAGCACGCTCCCGCGTTCGGTGACTATGAGATCAAATTTCCTGATGGCCATCTTTGGCCATTACGCGTTTGTTCGACAGAAGACTACGAAGCTCTTCCGAAAAATGAGTCAGGCGAGGCGGTTGAACCTGGTTTTTATCCTTGGGTGATAAATGATAAAAATGCCCGCCATAAAGGCGAGCATTAAGGTTAATCGTAAGCTGCGAACATTATTTCGAGGACTTCGTTCAACACATCATAGGGAAGGGAGTCGATTTTTCGACCATTACGAGACCTGATGTCTAGTGTTCTGGGCTGGTGGCAAAGGACAGATCCACGCGTAGCGATACTATCGGGCAATGGGAACGCAAACCCAATGCGTTGAGCAAATCCGCCGCCATTTGTGATAGGTAACACAATCGGAGCATTTGCACGGCTATTAAATTCTGAAGATGAAACAATCAGAACTGGACGTCTTCCACCTTGTTCAACACCTGAAACTGGGTCTAAATCGCAAAGATAAATATCACCCTGATTCATAAAATCTCATTACCTACAGCTGGAGAATCTAACCATTCGCGCTCTTCAGCTGTCATGGTGAAATCGGTGTTGTCTAAAAGCTCAGAAAGATTGTACTTACTGCGGCGTTTCCGCTGAACAACTGCTTTTGCCACAAGTTGACCATCTTTGATATCGACAATGCCAGAATCACCAGCTTTTATGCCCAAAATTTCTAAAATCGCTGGTGGCACTGCCATAACGACAGAACCGCCAACCTTACGAAAAGTTGTTGTGTGCATGGTTGTTACCTCCTTAAAAGTTACATCAAGTATAACAGTATAACTGAGTATAACAACCCCCTTAGATTCAAAGTTTGACTGTGTTCCCAATACCTAAAGATCAATGGTGGTGATTGATATGAATTTTAGTATTCATAAGATCATACTCATGTATGCAGTAATGCAATGGTGAATACCTACGTTCATCGCTATGCTTTCAACATATCTTTAAGGAGGCAAGAGAGATGAAAACCATTTCAGTTGAAAACCTTTGTAAGCACCTACACGAAAACCTAGAGGCGGCAAATGTAGAAGCGATCAAGGTAGAAACGGGCGACCCAAAGAAAGCTGTCGTGCTTGTCTCTAACTATGAGTATGCAGCGATGGTTTACGCAATCGAAGAATCGCCTCTTCGCTTCCTTGCTGAGCGCCATTTGTTTCTGACAAGTCAAGATAAATTAAAACAATAGTGAATGAACTTGAATGATCGATAGTGTGTAGATTTCTCTAACAACTATTATTTGAGAGGATTCAAAATGGAAACCGAAATGAAAACGCGTTCTCTGATTTCATTTACAACTAATATCATGCAAAGTCTTGAAGACGCAGCTAAAGCTCCGTTCATGATTGATATTCCAGGTAAAGAGCCTGTAGTTGTGGCATCAAAATCCTTCCTGGAACAAGCTGAAGCCCAATATGCAGCTGAATACGGTCGAGTGGGTAAGTTCCGTAATCATGATAAATAAATATTCTTTATCTTACTAAGTCTCATAGCAATGAGATTCGATTATGAAACGAATTACGGCTGAGGAACTGGAACAACAAACTGAAAGCACTTTAGATCATGCCACTCGCGAGCCTGTTACTGTGACTCGAAAGGATAATAAGCCAGCGATTGTGATGGTTTCAAAAACTATCTTTGACTCTATGATTGATGAGTTATCAGGATTCATTAGATAGTAAAGAAAAGACTAAGGTGATCTTCTTATTAAGCTAAAAATAAAATTCATCATAAAACATTCATCAATTTTTAAAGGAAATACTATGGAAACTCGCTCTCTGGCTTCATTTACTTCAAACGTCTTGAAAGGTTTAGATGATGGCATTAAGAATCCTTTTATGGTTGACGTTCCAGGTAAAGAATCTGTCGTTGTAGCACCAAAAAGCTTTTACGATAAGCTGCAAGAACAGTACTTATCAATGAAAGAAGAACTTCAGAAGATTAAAAACCATAAGCTTTAGATATCGCCATTTGATATTGATCAAGCTTAATTGCTTACTAAGTGGTAATTAAACCTAACGTGTTAATAAAAGAGGATAGTCTATGGAAACTCGCAGTATGGATGATTTCATCCGACTTCTTGATGAAAGAGAGGCGCAAATTGCAAAGGAAGTTTCAATTATTAAACTTCCCAATCAAGAAGAAATCGTTCACATGCCTGTGTCGGTATATGACGAAATGAAAGCTGTAATCAATGTGCTACATAAAAAGTTCCCATAATAAACTTTTAAACTAGCCAATCTATTAAGTGAACCCGCCAACGAAAGAAGGCGGGTTTTATTATGAATTTAATAACTTAAAGTAATTAATTTGAATTGTTGTTACCTTTAGTTACTTTCACTTTTGTCGATATTTTTTCAAAAACCACACCGGGGGGGTGTAGTTAAAAAACGGATGTCAAGAATTTTTAAACCTCGCCCCCAGTCACGTAAATTTTTTTTTCCACTTAAGAGGTGATCTACCTGAGCTGAGCTGATGTAGATCGCTTTTTGACCACTTCAACAGGAACCGCCCGCCTTTTTGAAGGAGAAAAAATGAAAATCAAACCGGGCGACTTGCCCATTACTGAAGCCCCGACAATGACGAGCCTTGAGATGGTGAAGTTCATCAACGAAGAGCGAAAATCGAAGGCAGAAGCGAAGGGCTTGACGTTCCCGTGTAAGGGGTTTGCCGAACTCAAACACAAAGAATTTCTGAGGAAAGTTCCGCGTGTACTCGGCGAAACCGCATCAGCGCAATTTTGCGCTGATGTTAATTACCCCACGTTTAACGGGGCAGAATCGACACGGAAAATCTATAAATTTCCTCGTCGCGAGGCTTGTCTTATGGCCATGAGCTTCAGTTATGAGCTTCAGGCGAAGGTTTTTGACCGGATGAACGAGCTTGAAGGGGTCGTTGACGTCAATCAGCTGGACTTTGCGCGCTTAAAAAATCTGACCGTTGCTGAAATGCAAAACCGTGTTGTTCTGGCTGAACAATATTCTTTCGAAGAACATGGCCAGCGCGGCAGCGGACTGATGCAGATCCGAAAGCGAGAGAAGAAACAGATTGAAGCGGTCCGAAAAACGGTTGAGGAACTTTCACAGCTAAAATTGCCAGGGTTCTCAGATGAAGGAGAACTTGTCGCATGACAACCATCGAGTTTATTGAAAAAAATGTCATCAAAGAACTCCTCCGTTTAGGATATGACGAATCGGCCTGTAATATTGGTGCGCGTGAAGCGGTCTCTTATTATCGACGCGCATCACAAAGCAGCAAGAAGGGTAAAATATTCGATGATTGTTTATTTCACGCAAAGCTGTTTGCAAAAAAGCACACTATTATAAATAAAAGGACAGTAAAATAAGGTTTCCTATTCAGGAAAACGATAATTTGTCCCTAAATTAAGAAAGGAATTGCTATGATTAAGTCAGTTATTTTTTCAATCGCCTTCGGCGTAGCGTCTTTTTCTGTTATGGCGGCTGATGTTTCTTGCCCAAAACCTGATAGTGTCACTTCAACCAAAATTGAAAAAGATGCTGACGGCATCAGTAGCATGATTTATTGCTCTCCTACTTCTTCTGAGTGCAACTGGAAAGGGTTCGATCCGTTTGCAACTGAAGGGCACAAAGTGAGCCAATTGTTGAACAGCAATGGCAATGCGACTGAGCATAACGGTTTGGTTTATTGTGATTATAAACTTGATACCGGTGATCAGGTCCGTCTTTCTTTGTTAAAGAAGCCGTAAATTACCAAAGAGTATAAAATGTTAACCACAAAAAAAAGGTTGTATGCTGAAGCCTGGATGCGTGGTGAAAATAAGACTAAATCCGCCATTTTGGCGGGTTATAGTCCTAAGAGCGCTAAATATAAAGGGCATGAGCTTTCAAAAAACGTAGATGTATTGGAATATATTGAAAGATTGAAGAAAAATGCCCCAATAAACGACATTTCACCAGCAGAAGACAGCAACCCACCTCAAGAAAAAGACGTTGAATCACCTCAGGTTGTGAAACCTGTGATGATTGATGACCCGCTGATAGTTATGCGAAAAATCATGAACGACAATCTCCTTACTGACCCTAAACTTTCCCTTGATGCCGCCTCCAAACTCGCTCCTTATGTTGCGATTAAAATGGGAGAGAGTGGGAAGAAAGAAGCAAAGAATACAGCAGCGAAAAAAGCGACAGGCGCGTTTATAGCGATGTCACCTCCGAAACTTATTGTTAATAATTCAAATTAGTGACTTCAAAAAAGTTAAGTCGTTTCTTTTTTTCATAAAGTTATAATTTGCATAAATATACCTCTATTAAAAGGTAATTTAATATTTAATACGCCTGATTAATTCTCAATCTGAGCTTTTTTTGAAGGTGAAAATGGTTAACTGGTCAACAAGTTGCATTGACTGGGAAGAACGACTGATAAATAAGAAGTCAATTATTCCACCTCCAATATTCCCGGACGTTGCATCAGTAGGATTAGAAATATTCAAACAGCTTAAAGTGTCAGACCTGCCAGGGAAACCCACTTTCGGCGAATGTAGCGATCAGTTCGTCTTCGACTTTGTATCAGCGATTTTCGGCGGCTATGATGCTGAAACCGGAAATCAGTTGATCCGCGAATACGGTCTTTTAATTAGTAAGAAGAACACAAAATCAACTATTGCAGCAGGAATAATGCTGACCGCGCTTATTCTTTGTTGGCGTGAGGATGAAGAACATCTGATTCTTGCCCCAACAAAGGAAGTTGCTGATAACAGTTTCAAACCCGCAGCGAGCATGATCCGTTCTGATGAAGTGTTGTCTGACATCTTCCACGTTCAGGACCACACCCGAACAATCACACATCGGATAAACCGCAACTCGCTGAAGGTCGTCGCAGCTGACACAGATACAGTTTCCGGTAAGAAATCAGGTCGAATTCTGGTTGATGAACTCTGGATTTTTGGTAAGCGTGCTAAAGCTGAGTCGATGTTTATGGAAGCACTCGGTGGACAGGTCTCGCGAAATGAAGGCTGGGTGATCTTCCTGACAACCCAAAGTGATGAACCGCCAGCGGGAATTTTCAAGCAAAAACTCGACTACTGGCGAGACGTCAGAGACGGTGTTATTCACGATCCGAAAACTTTGGGGATCCTTTATGAATTCCCTCAAAAGCTTATCGAAAACAAGGGTTATGAAAATTCTGATAATTTTTTTATCACGAATCCAAATATAGGCAGGTCAGTTAGCCGTGAATGGTTAGAGGGCGAATTCAGGAAGTATAAAAATAAAACAGATGGCACTTATCAACAGTTTCTGGCAAAACACCTGAATGTTGAAATCGGGATGAATCTCCGAAATGACAGGTGGCCGGGCGCTGACTACTGGGTTCAACAGGAAGACGCCAGCATTACGTTTGACACTATCCTGAAGCGTTCTGAAGTGATTTGTGTGGGTATAGACGGCGGCGGTCTTGATGACCTGTTAGGGCTATCGATTGTCGGGCGGGACAGGAACACGCGCCTATGGCTCAGCTGGTCTTATGGCTGGGCAACAAAAAAAGCGGTTGAACGACGTAAAAGTGAAGAGAGTAAGCTCAACGATTTCGTCAGTAACGGTGATTTCACCATCATTGAGGAAGTGGGTGAAGACTTTGAGCAGATCGCCCAGCTGGTGATGAAAATCTTCAACGCCGGTTTACTCGATAAAGTTGGCATGGATCCCGCTGGCGTTGGAATGTTACTCGATGCGATGGTTGAGGCAGGCGTTCCACAAGATTCGATTATTGGCATCAGCCAGGGCTGGCGACTGGGCGGAGCAATTAAGACGGCAGAACGGAAGCTTGCTGAGGGTGCAATGATTCATGCTAAGCAACCATTAATGAACTGGTGTGTCTCGAACGCTAAAGTCGTTCCTTCCGGGAATGCCACGCTTATCACTAAACAGGCGAGTGGCACCGGAAAAATCGACCCATTAATGGCCCTGTTTGATGCCGTCTCGCTCATGGCATTAAATCCAGGGCCAACTAAAAAGGATTACGGGGTTTTCTTTATCTGACGTTACTATTCCCCGTACCACCACGGATAAAGTTGCTTCGGATCATCAAATCCATCAACGATTTTTTTCGCAAGAACTTTATCTGTTGAGGCAACTGATAATAATGAAGCAATGTGTGTGCTGGGTGGAATGAGTAATGAATTTGTCCAGCGTACTACATGAGCTGCATAATCCCAAAATTTAGCGAAAGTATCCTCCATCCAGTCCTGATCAAACGGTCCGGTATTGTCGAGAATACTTTTGAAATAAATTTCGGCACACTTAGCGGCGCTGTTCGCACCCTGACCAGTTATAGAATCATTCAGAACAACAGTATCGCCCATCCCCAAAATCTTTTTGCCGTTCGGTAACGTCATTACCGGCTTACGAACGACAGGTGTTATTGAACCTGTCAGGAAACCGCATTGATCTGTTAACGAAACCTGAGAACAACGCTGAGCCTCAGACGGAAACCAGTCGTTCAATATTCTCAGGCTAGTGGCTAAATGCTCTTCAGGACTTTGAACATTCGACCAGCAGTCCATAGGGCCGGACGGGACACCTTCGAAAACCATTATGTCACATTCTCCCTTAACCGTCAGAGCGGGGAACGTGACGTATTCGCCTACACCAGGGCAAATATTAAAAGACGCAACGTCAGAAGGGCGATCCATGTTTTTAACGTAAGTTAAAGCGAGTGAACGCTGAGGGCAGTTAAATGGCGATTCCTTTTCATTTATTTCGAACGCTGATGAAAGTAGCTTGTTTCCGGTGGCAACAATTACGAGGTCGTGATTCTCAGAAAGACTGATCAGGTCTGAAAGCGTTATCGATTTGATAATAAGATTTCCACCCCTGAACACAAACATATCCATGAGGGCAGGGAGTTTTATTCGCTGATCGACTGAATATGAAGGAAAGTCATAGCTTGAAGCCCATGAAACAGGCTCTTTAAACGTGTCATTCTGACTAATATTCATTTGAAAGTGATTGATGAAAGGAACATCTTCTTCCCATAAAGCAAGGTCTTGTTGGCGTTCAATCTCAATAGCATTATTGAACATACACTGACTGGACATGACTTTACCGTTTAAAATATCGATTGCTTTCCTGTCACTGAACAGCGTAACCAGATAACCATATTTAAGAAGGCTTAATGAGAGTTGAAGTCCTGACTGACCCGCACCGATGATTGCGATTTTTTTCATTTTTACCTCTAGCTGAAATCTATTGTGAGTATTTTCCAGTGGAGGTGAATTTTTATGTCAAAAGTTTTCTAAAAGATAACCAAATCGAGCGGTTTTTTATGTCTGAATGACCGCTCAGATTATGATTTTTAGGTCGGATTTTTGTTAGATAATGCCTGTTTACTACATTTTGTGAGGAACGAGTATGGCAAAGTCTGATCTGATCGTTAACCTGAATGAAATGAGGAAGCAGGGCGAATTTGATTGCGACGAGCTGTTGAATAAACTGGAGATCAAGCATGGGAAATCTATCCATATGCCTCTTCTTCAAAGTGCTATTTATCTCGACTGCAATTATAACCCTGGTGACTTGCCTTCTTATATTGAACCTTATCGATATGATTCAACGAGATTCTGGGGCTGACATATAAAGGGCCATATGGCCCTTTAGTTAAAATCCGCGCGGATCGAGTCCATTATCTTCGCAGTATTTGAGGTAAGTCCTTAAAGATTGCGCCGCTGTACTGCGAATATCGGCTTCATAATAGGTAAAGAAACATGTCATCCCCTTAAGCTCATCAAAAGAACCCACATACATATTCAGATCTTCATCAAACTCAACACGAGCGCGATAGTTGTTAATTTTATAATAACGTGCCCGACCGATAACTTCTGGCTTGTACTTGTCAAAAACAGGGTGTGATTTAATCTTATCTATTGCCTTAAGAGCAATTTTCTTTAGGTCCATATATTTTATTCAGGCTCCCGGAAATTAACGACGGATATTTAATCTGAAAAGTTTCAGCGTTGAGGCTTTACATATTAACGATTCTTTGAGCACGAAAGGGGGCAACGCCGCCCATCGGTTAGTCTGAATCAAACATGTTCAGGATAACGTTCGGAATAGTCGGGCGGCCCTTAGCCATACAGGTGCAAACAAATGTGGCTTCAGCATAAACCTGATCACCAATAAATATCTTCTGAACAAAGTTCACACGAGTTTTTTTCTCATTAGCTTCAAGCTGACAGCTCACGGAAAATTTATCGTTTTTGCGTAAGCTCTTGCGAAATTTGATCTGATATTCGAGAACCATATAAATATGGCCCATCTCGAAAAGCTGTTCGATATGGATTCCTAATGCCTCACGCATGAAAGCATGTCGAGTCCACTCCATGTAAAACGGGTAATAAAGCCCATCTACAACGCCCTGAAAATCGAGGTGTTTACGGTCGACGATATATTGTTTAATAAACATATTTCCTCCTCTTTTAAATAATCGTGAAGATAACCAACGCCGTTACCGTGACAGCGAGGACGAGAGTCGCAACTTTTAATGACTGGTCCCGGTGTAGAGGTTCAATAGCCGTTCTGGATGAACATGAATTCT